GCTGCCATTGGACTCCAAGTAAGGACCCGCTCGGACATCCCCAAGGTGCTCCGCAAAGTGCGTCGGGCCAACATTGAGAGCCTCGGTCATGCGGGCGCGACGATTCGGCTGACCGCCAAGCGGAGCATCCGCAAGAGTCCCAACCCCGCCGAGCCAGGCAGGCCGCCCAAAACAAGACGCGGGCAACTGCGGAGTTCGATCCGTTTTGCCGTCGAGAAGAACAAGCAGCGCGTCGTGATCGGACCGGACTACGGAGTTGTCGGCCAGTCGGCGCGGGCACACGAGTTCGGTGGTCGCTACCGGCGTGAGCGTTATCCGAAGCGGCCGTTCATGGGACCGGCGTTGACCAAGACCAAAGACCGACTGCCCAAGCACTGGGCCGGGTCGGTGAAATGAAAGTACAGGCAGATAGGAGATCATCATGGCCATCAAACTCGGCATGGACGCCGTGCTCAACTACAAGACCGGAGGCGTCGGCGGGGCCGGTTCCTGGACCGAACTGTCCAATGTCAAGGATGTGACGCTCAGCCTCGAAACCGGCGAGGCGGATATCACCACGCGAGCCAACGCTGGCTGGCGGGCGACCGTCGGCACACTCAAGGAGGCGAGCGTCGAGTTCGAGATGGTCTGGGACACCGCCGACGCGGGCTTCACCGCCATCAAGGATGCGTTCTTCAACAATGTGGAGATCGGTCTGCAAGTGCTCGACGGCGCGGCGGGCTCCGGGCTCGAGGCCGACTTCTCGATCACTAACTTCAGCCGAAATGAGCAACTCGAAGAGGCGCTCACCGTCTCGGTGACGGCCAAGGTGACTTACGCCGGTACCGCTCCCGCATGGATCTGATTGGAGACAGCATGAGAACATTCAAGGACAACGCGGGACGCACATGGACCGTGAGCATCACGGTCGATGCGATCAAGCGCGTGCGCGGCTTGCTCGATGTGGACCTGCTCGAAGTCGTCGGCGGGAAGCTGATCGACCGGCTCATCACCGATCCGGTACTGCTGTGTGACATCGTCTACGCCGTGTGCAAACCCGAAGCCGATGCACAAAGTGTCAGCGATGAGGATTTCGGACGAGCGATGGCGGGTGATGCGATCGAGCACGCGACCACAGCGCTGCTCGAGGAACTCGTGTCTTTTCCCCGAGCCCGAGGGACCGGGCGAATCTCAAGAAAGTCCTGGACACGACTCGCCGCGTGATGGACAAGGCGAGGGACCTGATCGAACAACGGATCGAGAGCGGCGAACTGGATCGAATCGCGGAGGATGCACTGCGAGATCATGTTGGCGATTCATCTGGCAACTCGCCGGAATCGTCGGCGTCGATCCGGGCTCCCTGACGTTGCGGGAACTGGCCGCGATGGGCGAGGCGCGGCAGCGTGATGAGTGGGCCCGCGCGAGTTCGCTCATGGCCCTGATCGCCAACGCCAACCGTGACCCCAAGAAGCACCGGGCGTTCCGACCAACCGATTTCGACCCGTTCAGCCAGACGCCCAAACCAAGGCAGAAAGTCGATGTGAGCATCCTCAAGGACATCTTCATCAAGGGAAGGCATCAGGCACTGGGCATCAGGCATCAGGAAGAAGCCAAGGAAACACAAGCCCGCAGCATCAAGGAGGAACCATGCAACACCGACATATTGCCTACATCTTCGCACTTGTCATGATCACGCTTTCGCTCGGAGCCTGCGCCGGGTTCGACCTCGGTGATCTTGTCCGCGTCAAGACACCTAACCGTGTCCAGCAGTCCACGGGTCTCCCCGCCACGACCTCACTCAACGAAGCCGAGGCGGAGTACCGCGCGTGGTTCGAGGAGACCCAACGCGTCGGCTCGCAATGGAAGTCCAACATTGAACGGGCGGGCGAAATCCGAGGCATCTTCAGCCAGTTGACGCTTTCCGCCCTCGATCAAGTCGGCCCGACGGTCGCGGGCGTCCCCATGCTCGGCCCGGAGCTCTGGCCCATCTCAGGGCACTTGCGCCTCGCCCGCCACGATTCGATCGATCCATCGGGCATCCCAGACCTGCTCGGCGATCTTGTGATACAGGGATTGCCGCTGTTCAAGGTCAGTCTTGGAGAAAGTCTCGTGAGGTCGGAACGGGAGATCGTGCTCCCGGATAAACCGGTCGAACCCAGGATGGTTTTCATAGGCACGCGGGTGCAGCGATTTGGCGAGGGGATTCTGGCCGAAGTAGTGATCGAGCTTGTGGGAGTACGGCTTGGCTCCGTACGACGAGTTGAATGTCTTGGGGAGCAGGAGCAAGCCACCAATTTGGTTTCTGGCCACATTGAAATCTGCCTTGTGGGCGAACTCATCGGCGAAGTCCTCCGGCCGATTCTGCCAGATGTGCTCCACCTCGTACGCCTTCTTGCCGCGCAGCAGGACATATTCGTGGTACCGCGACTGGTTTCCCGATCCGACATCAATGTAGTCGATCATCCGCGCCAGCAAGCGTTTGATGGGCTTGTGGCTCCACTGATTGAGATGGAAGTTCTTGAAGCCCACGATCGCCTCGTCCTGCTCTGCCAGGCGTTTGTTGAGCACAGTGGCCATGTCGTCCAGACCCAGACCACGGATGTCCCGAACCACGGTGAAGACATTGTACTGAAGCGCGTTGTAGCCAATGCTGCGGAAGTTGCAGAGCCGCCGCGACAGGAAGATGTCCGCGTATTTGGCGACAAGCCGGATCTTCAAACGGAGTATGTCGTCAGAGTCGCTCGTCAAGAGCGGCGCGAGAAGAAGTGTGGGCTGATGCGTGAACCGATGGGTCGCGTTGTGGAACAGATTTTCCAGCCCGGGCAATGGCCTCATCTCGGCTTGTCGAATGACCATGTACCACTTGGCATAGAACGCCATCTCTGCCGTAATGAAGCCTTTGTACGCTGACGATAATGGACTACCCTCTTGCGCCAGTTGCAGTTGCTCTGCCCTCTCACGCACCCAACGGTGATACTCACTACCAATCCGGTCCCACGCTTCGGGCCGAGCATTCTTCTTGCGATCGCGGATGCTGTCGGCATGCTGGCTTCGCAGCCAGGCTTTGAAGAAGTCCGAGTCCGATTCGTGATCCTCGGGATCAAGATCACGGAGTTCGAGAATGAGGCGTTTCCATTCGGTACTCGCCTGTTCGCGAGCTGGCGGGTCCGTGATGTTCGCCAGAAGATAGCCCTTGAGCATGTCCGTTGGCGACAGGGACAACCCGCGATCATTCATCGTCTCGAAGATCGTGTATGCAACATCGTCCGAGTACGCCGTGATCTCGACGAGGTGGACATTCTTGGTCAGCCAATCCACGAAGTACGGCAGCATTCCACCGTCGATCTCCTTCGGAAACAGCTCTTCAATGTCATTGAAGCGAGCGATGATATTGTGAGATGATTCGGGAAGATCGTCCTCACCGATCTCAACCCCATCAAACAGATCCTGCATGACCGCACGGCGTTCCTCGACATCGATGTTGAACGACTTCTCGCCGTACTCCTCAGAATAGATCATCTCCTGAACTGTCGTCTCTTGCTCGGCGGACTGCTGCCGTTTCATTCGGCGGACTGCTGCCGTTTCATGAGGAAGAGCAACAGCAGCGTGAGCGATGTGAGCCGTTGCTGCCCATCGATGATGAAGTCCCGGCCGTTCTTCTGGCTGATGATGATAGAACCCAAGAAGTATCGGTCGTAACCGGCCACGGCGCGACGCTCGTGCCCCGGTTCGTAGCTGCGGAGGAAAACATCTGTCAGATCGGTGATCAACTCGTCAATCTGCTTCGTCTGCCATTTGAACTCACGCTGGTAATAGTCGATGTAAAACTTTCGGCCGAAGAGAATATCACGGATCGTCTTGCCTTTGCCATCGATGCTCTTCTGCCGAGTCTGCTCTGTGATGATCATTGCTGATTCCCGCATGGTCTGTTCCACTGTTTGTACCACTGGCTATGTCAGGGCAGCGGCGTTCCTTTGGTCATCATAGGGGCCGCAGACGGGCGACAGCTCGTTCATCTTCGACACCGGCGGTGGCACACGCCACATCACCCAATCGCTGGCGACCGTCGGCAGTTATGCGCCGTCCGGTCAGACGCCGCCGGACTTCAAGGGCGCGGTCGGCGTCACCAACGACTCGGTCGAAGGCGTCGATGTCGCCGTCCCGGTCTACAACTTCGCCGAGACGCACTACCTGCCCGACGCCCAGGTCACCCAGCAATACAAGGGCGTGCTGTTCGCACTGACCGGCAAGGTCAACAACGGGGTCTTCCGGGGCTTCGCGGCCGGTGAGTGCCTGTTCCTCGGCGCATCCGGCTCCAAACGCAGCGACTCAGACTGGGAGATTTCCTTCCGCTTCGCCGCGAGCCCCAACGCGACAAATCTCACCGTCGGCGACATCACCGGCATCGCCAAGAAGGGGTGGGAATACCTGTGGGTGCGCTACGCCGACGCGGTTGACGACACAGCCAAGGCGCTCGTCAAGAAACCCTCAGCAGCCCATGTCGAGCAGGTCTACGACTCCGGCAACTTCGCGGCCCTCGGAATCTAAACGGAGGATTCCATGGGCGATGCCTTCAAGAAAGTGCGAACGAGCGATCCGCTGGCTATCCCGGCGGCGTCGTTCAATGCGTTCATCGACGCAGCACAAGACTTCAAGCAGCGTGCGTTGCAAGGCGACACCGCCGCCAGCCGCGAGTTCCGACAGACCGGCATCGTGCTCGTCCGCAACGACACAGGCAAGCCTCGCCAGCGGTTCGACATCCTCGGCGTGCAAGGCCCGCTCATCCGTCCGACCGACAACGCCGAGGTGTTCGAGGACCGTGTGACCTTCAAGGGTGTCAAGCCAAAGCGGCGTCACACGGGTCGTTTCGCTGTGCTGCTCGAGCCGTTGCCGGACGGAACCATTGGACGGGCGGTCATCGATGGTGCGGTGGCGGTGCGGGTCGAGATGATCGACGAGTGCGATCGGTTCGCCGAGGTCGATCCGAAGTCGATAGATCGGCTGCAGAGTGGCGTGACCGGCTCGGCCTACCTCCTGTGGATTCAACCGAAGGCCGAGCGCGATGTTCCCAGCATCGCATGGACCATCGCCCGCATCGGCAACCCGTCCGAAGCACCGCCATGTTCATCCAGCAGCAGCAGCTCGTCGGGCAGCGCATCATCCAGCAGTGGTTCCCCATCGTCTTCGTCGAGCGATGCATCGAGTTCGGAAGGAAGTGCGAGTTCCGGCTCCGGCTCCGCATCAAGCAGCGGTTCCGAAGGCAGTTCCGGCAGCGGGTCCGGCGGCAGCGGCAGCGGTGGCAGCGGGTCGGGCGGGTCCGGTGGTTCCGGCGGGGGAAGTGGTGGGGGTTCGGGCGGTGGCTCCGGTGGCGGGTCCGGTGGCGGCGGCAACTGCTTCCTCTTCGGCACACTCGTGCGACTCGAAGACGACCGACTCGTCCCGATCGAACGACTCAAACCCGGCGACCGGATCGCATCCCTGATCGTGCCGGGGCTCGACACGGACATCGACGATGCAGCGCAGTTCGCATGGGTGTCGCACGCCGGGACGAACGGGCTGTCGCCTCGCGGTGCAGCAATCTCCCGCGTCACACTCGGCGAGCACGACGGCTTCTACCTTATTAACGAGCGCATCAAGGCGACCTTCGAGCACCCGTTCCTCGTCCGCCGTGGCGATGAGACCGGGTTCTGCTCCTCCGAGTTGCTGCGCATCGGCGATCATCTGATCCGTGAGAACCTCACAGAAGAAGTGATCGAATCCATCGATCGCATCGACAGCCGCGTCTCCACCGTTTCACTTCATGTGCCCGGCACGAACACGCACCTGGCCGACGGCGTGTGGGTCCACAACGCCGGTCCCGGAGACGCAGGGCCGGGCGGCGGTGGTGGCGGCGGTGGGCCAAGCACATCCAACCCCGGCAGTTCAGGCTCCGGCGGTTCCTCAGGCTCCAGTTCCGGTTCAGACTCCAACACGAGCAGCACCTCATCGAAAAGCAGCGGCTCATCGCTCAGCAGCGGCAGTTCCGGATCGAGTTCCAGCGGCAGCGGCAGTTCCGTCGCCATCGGAATCGACATGGCTGCCCCGTCGGGTTCGACGAGCAATGCGCATTCAAGCAATGCAGGTTCATCCGTTGTCGATCTCCTCTCCGACTTCGAGGGAGGCACAGCATGAAGGCGGTGTGCATCAGTCTCAACCGTAGACCCGACCGGTGGGAATCGTTCCGACGCTCGTGCCCGATCCCCGGCGTCGAACGCTTCCCCGCGATCGATGGCCGCAAGGTCCGCCCACCCGCCTGGTGGAAACAAGGCGGCGGTGCATGGGGCTGCATGCTCAGCCACATCCGCATCCTCGAACGGGCACTCACGGACGGCATGGACCAGCGCAACGAGGTCCTGCTCGTGCTTGAAGACGATGCCCTGTTCCCCGATGATTTCGACGAGCGGACCGCACGATTCCTCGAAGCGTTGCCATCCGACTGGTACCAGATCTACCTCGGCGGCCAGCACCGTGGCCTGCGCGCCAAGCCACCCCAACGCATCAACGCCGAGGTCGTGCGCCCGCACATGGTCAACCGCACGCAAGCCTACGCCGTGCGCGGCAAGTTCATCCGCACCCTCTACCAACACCTCTGCGACTGGCCAGCGCATGCCCGGTGCCCCCGCCACCATGTCGATCACCGAATGGAACTGCTCCACAAGTCAGGCGAGCACAACATCTACGCGCCGACGCAATGGATCATCGGTCAGGCAGGCGGTCGTTCCGACATCTGCGGCCGAATCACCCAAGACCGCTACTGGAACGCATGGAATCGCACCGGCCGTACAAGCCGCAAGCCGCCCGTCTGGGTGATCGGCCTGCACCGCTCCGGCTCGTCCGTGACCGCCGGAATCCTCCACCGCCTCGGCGTCCACATGGGCAACCGCCTCATCGGCTACGAAAACCGCAACGGCCACAGCACCGGCGGCTACGAGTCCCACGGCCTCGCCATGATCTGCGAACAGGCATACCCATTCCCATCAACCGAACGAGCCGTCCCGATCGAAACAACACGCGACCGACTCCAACACTGGATCGAAGCCCGCCAACGCGAAGCCGCCCACCGAGGCACAATCATCGGCGGCAAATACCCACACCTCTGCTTCATGATCGACCTCCTCCTCGAACTCGAACCCAACAGCCACTTCATCCACATCGACCGCCCATCAATGAGTCAATCCGCTCCCTCACCGACCGCTCAACCAAAGCCCACGGCTGGCTCCGGGCGACACC